CATTGCATTACCAAGATTAAAAGTCAGACCTTTATCAATTAAATCCTAAACATCACCAAGCCTTTGGCGAGAAACATCAAGTAAAACTTGATCTAACTGTTTCCACTCATCTCGACGAAGTGTACCATTTGTTTGAATAGGATATGTCTGATAATTTTTCTTACTGGTGGGATCCCCACCAGTATAAACAGTTACATACGTATTACCATCCTTATCATTAATCCAAGGGCGATAAGTGCCAACATTTAATTTACCACTATTAGCAACCATCGTTGCAACATTACCTTGAGCCATGTTATTAGGCCCAATCAAATCTACATGAACATTAGGTTCCATATTATTCCCTCCTTTTTTTAAATTATAATAATCTCATTAAAATACGTGGGTTATAATATGCACCACCAGCAGAAGATTCACTACCTTCTGGAAGAGTTGAAAGATCCAATGTTTCAAGTGCTACCCCAATAATTTGTGAAGGTTGTATATTTGTTCCAGAATCACCTTTATCCGCAACATATTTTTGCATTTTACCAAAACCATCAGATTCCAATAAATCACCAATAGCAACAGATTGCTCATCAGACAAAAGTGCATCTACCTGATCCCCACGTGTAGGTATCCAAACCTGAACTTTATCACCAGCAGCATAATCATCATTTACACCTTTGCCTTGCATGGTATCTTCCAATGCAAACATAGGCAAAGCATTACCTGATGCTGTTGCATGTTTACGTACTTTATTAGTACTCATTAATTCAATCATCATACCCGGTGTGATTGCTGCATTTGCAGTATATTCCTCCTGAATATGATTATAATCCTTCACTCTTATAGAATGATAGGTTACTGTTCTTTTTGCCATTATATTTCTCCTTTCTTATTTTTATTTAACTTCAATACCAGTTGGCCAAAGACCATCAACTTCTGCATTGTTTGAAATCCTACGTTGTGATGCTCCAAATGAATAATCAACAACTTCATTTTCTTCTTTCTTTACAGATTTGAATAAACGTTCAAGTGTATCATCATTCATAGCATTCAAAGTAGTATCCGGCCATATTTCTTTCGAAGTATTTGCCTGAATAACTGAAATTTGATTTTCACGAATGGCTTTTAATTGTTTTTGACCAAAAGCCATTGCCGCACGATCCTCAGCGGATAGAGCTTGCAGAATTTGTTCCCTGGTAACTTCTGGGACTCTCACTTCTGAATTTGCTACTACTGGTTTTTCAGGTTCTTTTGGTAAAAGTTTATCCAAAACTGCTTCATCCTGAGTAAGCAACCACTCCCTATCATCAGCGGTAAAATGTGTTTTGTTGCTATTTATAATAGCTACAATCTTTTCCATGCACTGACCACAAGGTTTTTTTTCATCTGCCATTGTATTACCTCCTTTATTATTATTAATTTTTGTACGCTTTAAACTATTATTAGTCGTTGTTGAAACATAAGATATTTGTTTATCCACAGGAATAGCATCACCTGTTAGAGTGATGTCCCCTTCTGAATCAATTGAATAACTTTGTTTATACATTTGATCATTACCAAATGAACCAGTTTGAACATTTCTTAATCTGGTACAATATATAATATAATCGTTATATATTTCTTCCAAAGAATGATATGCATTTTCCGTATCCATTTCATTGATAACTTCACGCATTTCATCTACACGTTCCATCAAACCTTGATCTACATTAACCCCAATTTTAGAAACTGAATACCCGGAGGCATTCAAATCTTTAAATGGGACTACAAACTTACTGTCCTTCATACTTTCTTTACCTCCTTTCCTTTTATTAGTACGAATTCCACAACCATCTTCCACAGAACATGCACCTGTCCCGCCGGGCAGTAGGGCCAAATGATCCGGCCTGTGATTTCTGGCTATTGCTTCATAGTGTTCTCCTTTATAATCTCCTTCTGAATCTTCATTTTCAGTAAAAACACCAACTGAAACTTCAATCGGTTTTTTATCATTTAACTCAGATAATATTTTTGAATAATCTTGTATTAATTTTGTCTCTCTCAACCAAGCCTCTGCCATTAATTTTGTACCATCTATATGAGTATTAAAAACCCTACCAACCATTATATTATCCAAAATTTCAGGAGAATTTGCCGAAACACTATAACCATCAATTTCTGGGTGATCTATTACAATTGGGATACCATTCCATGAGGCTGGAAACATCCCTAAATCAGATATTTTATGTAATAAAGGGCCTTGACTTCCATGATGAACACCTTCTACCATCATTACTACTGGGACAACTAAGTATGATTCATTATGATATGTTTCTTTTCGAATTTCATAATTAATGTTTATGTTTTCATAGGTAGGCAAACTATTCATCATTGTAGCACCATTAGCTTGTTTAATTGCCGAAACAGCACAAGTTGAATCATCACCACCGTCTGACATACATTTAGTATGTACAGAATTAGCAATAGCTACCCATTGTTTTTTTTGTTTTGTAGTTAAACCTTTTTTATGTTTTTCTACATCTGATATTTTCCAAGGCATTATTATTTCCTCCTATTTTTTTAAAATATATGACCTGAGTTCTCGCAAACTATTATTAGTCTCTACCATGGTGTTATTCATAAATTCTTTCAAATCTTGATCACTTTTAAGGAAGTCCCTTCTTAAAGATTCGTCCTGTTTATCTACATAAGAATAAGAAGGGCGAATGCTTAATTCATATTTAATATCTTTTTGATCTTCTCTTTTTTCAGTCAATCGCTGAGTAAATAAAGTACCAATAACAGACAACGCAGATGCCAATATGATTGTAAACAATTTTGAATTCATGAATTTAGGCCACATAATTTTTCCTCCTGATTAAAATTATACTAAAAACCAATCCAATCATAATTAAAGTCACACATATAAACCCCCAAATTATCCCCCAATCTTCTTTAGAACACACATAAATATTGGCATAACAACTAATATGATATGTTAATTTCACAACAAAATAAGGAATAAAAATCCATGTAAATAATATTCGTAAAATACCAGCTGTCAATAAATTAATTAATAAACACATCATTAAACAAATACCATTTTCAGATATAGCCCAAATAGTGTTCCAAACTTGATTAGTCAGACCCAAATACCCATCATATGACATATGATATAAACAGGTCGATATTGCAAAAAAAATGCAGCTTAAAACAAAAAATAATTCTTTAATTTCAAATTTAAACATACCTTCAAATTTTTAAGGTTTTGGGGGTTTTGGTGGATCTGGATCTACGGGAAACATTTCTTCTTCATCTGTTTTCATGATTTCTATTTTTAAGTTTAAATTATTCAACTAAATATGGTAATGCAATACAACGACATTGAGGGTGTAATGGTATCATTCCTTCTATTGTGTCTAAATCAAAAACTTTACCTTGTAATGATTCACATTTAGTACAAACACGATCATCACCAGCCGTTTGCCATTCACCTTTCACAATTACATCATAAGCAGCCCAATTTCTATATTCCTGAATTGTTGCTACATGATGTGCCCTTATAATTTCAGTCCGTGCTAAAATTTCTGCCCTTCTACGTGCTGAAATAAATCTACCCAAAGTATCTGTTAAACCTAAATCACCAATACCCTCACCATTAATTGTAGCCACTAATTTTCTAGCTAATAATGTGGGGCCATCCCCATCTGCTATACCTTGAGCAAGAATTCTACTTATAATAGAATCCATCTGATCCGTTATACCTTTCAAATCAGTGTAAATCCTAGTGTATAACAAACCCAAGCGATCAATATGAAAAGGTGTAGACATTGAAATTTCAATCCCACCTGTAGTTTCTATACTAGGTACATCATACCCGGCCTTTTTTAATTCATATCTTGCACGAATTACACCTCTTTTATAAGAATCAAAAATATAATAATTCAACCATGATTGGTCTACACTATTTCCTACTTGTTGCATTACTCGAATATCTAATATACCTGCATCAACTTGTTGTTGTAACCAAACCATAAATTGTTTTACCTTTTCCGCACTGGAAAGATAAGCAAAAGCTTGCCAATTCACTGGTAATAATTGATTAAGTTGTATATTAGTTAAACCAAAACAATCATTAGTAACAACTGATTTTTTAATAACTGAAATTAATTGATTAAAATGCTTATTCATATCAACTGCAAATACATTACGTAATGCCGTAGTATGAGTAGGATCATAATTTTTAACCAAGCTATTAGATAACATTATTTAATTGTGTTTTATTTGGTTGTGCAATTTTCTTTTGTGCTGTTCTTTGATTAGGTTGTTGTCCCAGTTGACTTAATTGTTTTTGAACTGGGGGTTGTAAAGCTACTGATAAAGCCTCCTGTGTAATTTCATCCATTGTTGTTTGTTCCACAAATGCAATTTGATCATCATTTAAACCTAAGAACAATTCAAAGAATGCCTTAGGTGTGATAATTGCTGCTGCAATTGGGTTTGCTGTATAATCTTTTAAAGCAGTAGCCCTTAAAGCACCAATTTTAACTCTTTGTTCCTCACTAATAGCAAATACATCAAGCCAAAGAATTGAATATTTCTTTGTTTCAGGGTTAGGTAAAATAGAATATTTAATACATTTATCTACAAAAGGCCGAACTATCCTAGGTTCTGCATGATTACCCCTTCTACCTTGAATAAAGGTTTTCCATTCACCAGCATCTTGTGTACTTGCTAATTCCCCACGCTCACTACCAGTTAAAATTCTGATTGGGATTCCTGTTTGTGCTGAAATTAATTGTAATTGAGCATGTACATGTTGTGATGGATCTGCAATTTGTTGTGCTAATGCTTTTAAATCAATCCCCTCAGTAATTAATATTCTACGTAAATTATGTTCATATTCATCAATCTGATCTTTTAATGCTGCTTTTGCTTCAGTACCTAATGTAAAATCTTTATCCAAAGTACCGGCATACCCAGGTCTTGCACCTCTCCAAAACATTTCAGCATCCCCCCCCACTATTTTCTCAATATCTAATAAACGATTAAATACTGATTCAAGCCTTGGGGAACAAGCAACCTCAGATTCTAATGGATCATCAACAATATGTAAAACTCTTGAATGATGTACTTGAATAGTTATACTTGTTCCTCCATCAACTTGTTGCACTGTTATATTATATAATTTAGGTAATCCATAACGTTCATTTTGTGGATCATCTTCATAAGATTCTATTTTTGCTGATTCTTCACTGAAAGGTTTCAAATAGATTAATTTTCTATTACCTGCTTTAACTGGATTTGCAAAATCTTCTCTTTTCTTTACATCATCCAAACCAAATAATAAAACACCATATTGTCCTAAACCTGTTAAACGATCTAAACGTGAAAAAATAGATGCTAAAGCAAAATCAATTTCCAATTTAATAAAAGCATCTTCAAAAACTGTATTCTTTAATTTTTTAGATTCTAACAAAGCTATACCACCTTGCCATGTAGCATTGCATGGACGATCGATAATTGCTTTAGCTATTTCTTGACGTGTATAACGAGATGCAAAATCTTTAAATAAAATTTCATTTGGATAACCAAGGGCTTGATTAATATCACGATCACCAGAATATGTTTGTTTCCCCATTCTTGATGACATTTCAACTCTTGCAAGTAAAGCACTCAAAGTTTGAATGTTTACCTGAATATTACCATTTGATTTTGTTCTTTCAAGCCCTTGGTTATTCATTTCACATGTTTTACATTAATTGCTTTAAGCCCTCTTTTTCCACTTTCTAAAGAATAAGTAACATAATCATCCTTTGTTACTTCTTCAATAACATTTGATGCATGAAAAAAATATTCGTTTTGATTATCATCATCAATAACAAAACCATAACCTTTTT